CTACAATGGATGTGCCATATACCAAATTTTTCTCTACTAGACCGAGCAACTGCTCAGATGTAGCATTTGCAGCTAAAGGGCTCAAAGGTAATTCACGCACACTAACAGATGCCCATATATTCTCTTCCGAGTCTCGTTGTTCAACTTCTTCTCGGGTCTTCGGTTCAAGAGAACCCTGTGGGTTAATCTTACGCCAAGCTTTATATACACCAGCTATACCATATAAAGCACCAACAATAGCACAAGCTTTGCAAATAGTACTTACATGCTTGTCCCTCCATTCCTTCAGAATGGGTGCAATGGTGTTACGCTTTAGCAATTCATTAGTGTACGCATCTTTAACAACACCAACCATGGATTTTTGTACAGTCAAACCAATGCCAGTCAAAAAAGAACCTAGCATTATTTTAGGATATTGTGGTAATTTGCGACAATAAAACATAGTGCCACATATACCACCCCATAGTACAAATGTGCGTTTGATGTACAATGACTTAAGACGATCACGATTACAAACCATGATACCGTCCACGAATCTTTTGTTTGAAAGCCATGGTGTAGGGATCAAATACATCCAATCCCAGTATTTCGCAAAATAACGAGCAGAAAACAATATTGCCATCGTCGATATACCTTCAGCAGCCTTATCAAATCCAAACAGATCACGTTTGATCCGCCCAGAAATTATACTACCAGCTTTACTAATGGAATCGACAATCTCCTCGCCAAATTGTTTTTCCATACAATCTTTGTGAACATCACACCAACCATGTATTTGACGACACCCTTCAACGCCACAAATTCTAATCTCTTGGCGTTTCTTCATCCTCTCAAGAATATTTTCCTGTGCCGAAGTATGTGCATGATAATCTTCAATCAAAAATTGCACTGCTTCACGAAAAGAAATCTTCTCAAGTTTCTTGCCGTTGTGTTCGATAGGGGCATAACCAGCTCCAACCGATAACTTGGAAGGGCAAACAGCTTTCTCAAGCGTTAATTCCCAAATGTCGTCGAATGCCAAATCCGGTTTATCACGGTTAAATGCAGCAACTTTTGCCGGATCAATACCCTGAGGTCGTCCCTCAATTGTATATTGAAATTCCTTCTTTGCTTCAACCGTAATGACCACATGCATACGACGCTGTATGGAATAGGGGCAATTTGAATACGTGCGGGCATCCAAATCTTTGACGTTTGTGGTGACTACACAAAGTTCAGGTTCAACAAAAACCTTACCTTTGCTGTCTAAATCAGCCATGTTTGCATAAAAAGGTTGATTATTACAAACGTCGATGATGACACGCGTTGGCGGTCTTTCGACAAAATTGCTTTTATCATTCGCCATGTCATCTATGAGCAAAACCAATTTGTCCGTTGTCCAAGTGGACATGAACTTATCGGAAGCATTATACGACGCTTGATACTCCTTGCCAGTCGGAAGACCAGCAGATGTTAAAAGTGCCTGTATAATTTGCTCACCAAAGGTAGTCTTTCCTTGACTACTAGCTCCAAATAATTCAATACAATATGGAGATTTGCGAACACCTGAACTAATTTTCATCGTAATATAATCGTTCTTGATTTTCAACAGTTTCATAAACTTATCCTGTAAAAGTCTCTTTTCAAAAGACTTAAAAGTTCCTATTAAATTACGTAATTTCGTCGTCAAAACTTCTAGACGGCGATCAAATTCTTGTTCAGATATATTAGCAACTCGTTTTAAATTTCCATTCTTAACGAGTTCCCACCACATAACGACATTAGCGTACTCTTCATCCAATTCGGCAGCAGCCTTGTCGTTTATGAGCAAAGGACGAATAGATTTCTCTTTCCAACAAAGAGAAATATTTTCAACAAAGAACGTCACAGTAGATAATGCCGCATCAAAAACATCAACAGCATTACCGTGTACAACTTTCATGTCGGGCTCCCATATCTTATATTCCTTAATACTGAATGTTAAATCAGAAGCTTTACAAAGCTCTAATGTAACTATCAATCCAAGCAATTTAGAAAAATGGGAGAACAATTTATTGTCCTTCACAAGAGTCCAATTATCACGAAGATTCTTCATCATGTCAATCCAGTTTGGACTCTCACAAATTTCCTCAGTACCGGATTGCGGTTCAACTTCAAACAACTCACGAATGTATTGCATGACAGAACCAACAACAGATTTGTCAAAAAATTTCCGAATATATAAGAAAATCGCAGCAGACATTGCTACGTAATCAACACATCCTTGCAAATTAAATACAAGTGCGATAATACCTTCGAGTTGATTTATCAAATCATCTGTAAAATCTACATTCGCAAATTTAGCAAGATCAGAAATTTTTGTGTACATATCACTAATAGGTTCAATACCAACATGCGGATCAAACTTATTAATGTGATCATTATACACTTTCGTACGTATCCTACGGTACTTCTTGTTTTTCTTGAACAATCGCCTTCCACGATTTGTTCGAACTTGGGGCACAGGCCTTTGGCATACCTGCATCTCCTTAGCGCTATTTCCGTATCGATCAGCCTTAAAAAACTTATTCATTGCGCTAAAGATAAAAGAGGGTGCTTTACAATATTGCCGAAACATAAAGCGATTTTGACGTTAAACATCAATATAACACTCCTAATACGTCTTACGAGGCACTAGCCTCAGAGTTTTTGAATACTCCAAACATTGCATAAAAGTTATGAAACAATCCGAAAAACGTCTTCAGAAGTCTAGTAATTTAGTGTTGCTTTCGTGGTGTCCTCGTTGCCACACTCTACCACTCATTATGTGCTCCTGGCCGGAACTAACCAGATAAAATCATGTTGTTTAATAGTAGTCCTACTGAACGGACCCAACAATCAACGCCTCACATACTAAATATTCAACTAAAGAAGCAAACAAAATCTTACTTCATGCTCTAAACAATATCGCATTAGATTATCAATCTATAAGCGATTACCAGGGTGTCAACCCATAACTGTGTGTCAAGAATATGACGACACACTACATCGAAAAGGAATTGGACAACATTCCCAATGTAGTAACTACAACAGTCCACAAATTTTACCCCCCAACGGGGGGGGAGGGATATAGATAAGAATCGAAAGTACAAACAATTCTCCATAACCCAAAGACAAAACACTCAAAGAGTGACCTATACAGTACTTTATAAAAATTATATAGGATTATTTCCACTGGCATTGTGGAAATTAAAGGTGTTAGTTAAGGTGATAATACACCAGCCACTAACAAGGCCGAATAAAAAGATAACCATGTAGAGAACTACGGTAACTACTGAGGGGCGAACAAACGCCCAACAGCAGGCCATAGGCTCTACAAGGGCAAATGAATGCCAATTATCACAAGACTCCGCATGCGCAA